CCAACCGTCTACTATATCGCCTATAAGATATAATTTATGTGCATTGCTGTTTTTAAGAAAATTACTTAATATTTCTGCTTTACAACCCTTACTACCTAAATGTACATCCGATATAAAGATGGTACGATAATCCATTTTATCCTTAGATTACTTGATTTTCTCCTGCATGATCTTGTGCAACTTCTTCACGATTTTCTTCTTTTACATCTTCAGCAGCATCTTCAATTTGTGTGATGCTAACATTTACTTTTTCAAAACGACTCAACATATCCAAAAGGTCTCTAACTGTTGTAAGTATTGAAAGTTGATCTTCAGTATCGTCATCTTCTAATTCTAAGCGAACATCCATATCCCATACACGCATCTCTAGTTTCATACCATTCCCCTTAAAAAGATTAATACACATGAGAGTTCCCTGGTCTCTCGTATGTATTTAACATAAAAATGATATAAAACTGATTACATTTGCATTAAGTTTTGATGAAGATTTGATGACAAATTACAATTTCTTAATTCTAAATCTTGTATCATAAATTGCGGTGCATATCTTTTCATATTCTTCATCAGACAATGTGGTTCTATATATTGCTAATCCTAATGTTACAAGACTTGCAGCAAGTGCTAAAGGATTATGCTGATACAATGCTCGGTTGATATAGTCAATCGTATCAGCATATACTATATCGGTTTCCTTATCAAATTCCACTTTTATTCCTTGACAAAATCACTCTCCATTACTTGGACCCAAATCGTTTCTAGAATGTCTGAATGAACTTCAAAAAATGTATCGTAATAATCAATTTCAATTTTAGGCATCGTATCTTTACCTTCACGCAATGATGTGGCACGATTTTCCAACCAATTTTTCATTTCATTTTTCATATATCATCTCTCCATTAATTCAAGCGCAAAATTTTCAAGTAATTGATGATGTTTATATTGATGCCATCGCTTTTTTAGATATGACTTGTTATACCAATATTCCATACTTTCCGGATGACAGCCAATCAAACCAATTTTATTTTGGTAAATTGCCATCGGATGATTTGTTTCATACGAAGCAATCATATCATATTTTTCTTTGCCTTTGAATGTGCATCCATCATAAAAAAACATGTTTTCTTTAGAATCTTTCCAGCTTACAAGTGCGGTTGTTGCGTATGATCTTTTGATTTTAGCATCAGGAACTTTGATATATTGAATACACTCAACCTCATTCAAAATATTAAAATATGATGAACTCGCCCAATATGCTCCCATACATACGCCCAAATATCTACCGCCTCTTTGTACATAATCATAAATCTTATCTTGCATTTTTTTTGAGAAAATTACATCAAAAGCATCCGCATCACCGATACCTCCAGGAAATGATATGATATCTATCTCATGAAATAATGATGCTGAAATTTCTTCTCTAAAAAAGAATCTGAAATTGAAAGAATTTTGGAGTGCTTGATACATTCCAGTGGCACATTGTATAGAGCACTCTGGATGATTTATAAAAAGTCCTATGAAAGGTTTTGTCATGTTACACTGTGCATGCCCGCCGCAAAATTTAATGCACTGAAGAAAAGTGCTAACCAACCTAGATGATTGACTTTCATTTCAAATGCATTCTGTGAAACGTTCCATAAGTACCACGCACCGATAAAATTAAAAATTGCCCAGAACATGATGGTTACCTTTAGTTTGATGTGATCAGTGTATTATACTCTTTAAGCCAGAAAAGTTCAACTGATTTTTTTGCTGAATACTCGTCAATGAAATGGCCTAAAAACTTTTCGCTTTCGTTTGTAAATGGAAAGTCCTCTGTGTATATCTTTGAGGTCCATACTGAAGAATCTAATGCTTTATGCCATACAGCACCTATCTCTTTTTGTGGATATCCTTCTTTCACTAACCATTCCATGACATTCAAGCCACAATCAGGATCGTAGATTTTAGGGAAACCATATTTCCATCCACTCGGCGGATCAATCCATACTTTCATTTGCTCCCGACGCTTTGCTATATCACTCATTTTCTAACAGATGAAGTTCTTTCAACTGCCCTTTATAAAAGTAAGAAGAATATTCTTCAAAGATGTTAGTTTTACTATCTAACAATCTATAAAACCTAATCTCACCGATAAATTTTTCACAAAATGTCCAATGAAGATTTTTCTTTTCTATGTGCCCCAAAAAACTGCCTCTTTCTGCATCAATCCACTCGGCATCATAATCTTCATACCATAATTGATTGTTACGAATTTCATAATTGTCAATGCATTGTGATGGAGTATCCTTTGTCTGATATTTATTACCATTATAAGTGATGTAATCAAACATTCCCATAACCGTTCCTCGTCAATTCTAGAATGTACTTTGCTTTGCCGTAGACCCAAGGATCTCTCAAAGGCAAATGATAACCCGAAGAACCATCCCAATCTTTGAAGTATTCATCATAAAAATTCATATTGCATTCTTCAGGATAATTCTTTTGCAATTCTGCGAGTTCATCGGCCCATTCTTGCCATGTATGATCGTCAACAATGCTCTCATTCATTTCATAATAAAGGCAAGAATGGATCAGCATTTGTGATCGGCGCTGTTTAATCTTTTCACCGATTTGTGTTAACAATGATTTTTGGTTACGCTTTTTCATGTTTCACCTCAAACACATAATGACCACCACGATGACTGCTAATCCAGCAAAGACTCCAGAAGATATGATTGTTCTGTAGTGCTCTAATGATACTCTCATTGCCGGACCAACCACCTGCACTCAATCTGTATTCCATTATCCAATCTTCTTTTACCAGCACAGCCTGCTGAGTCCAATAACCGAAGTCCGAAAACCTCCAGTATGGCTTAATCATATCCATCAATTCAGTAAAAGGTCTATCTCGCCAGATTTCAATACTGGTTAAAAACTCTTCAGTAGGATAGCCATCTTCGTCCAAATAATTATTCTCAGTGCTATTCATTATAGAATTAAACTCTTACAAAAGTATTGTTTGACTTCAGTCAATCGCTTAAACTTCATAGACTTTTTTCGACCACTGTCAACAAGTTTCACTTCAATGCTGTTAGGCTTATGAACAAGAACAGCACCGTAAAAATCTTTAGAACGACCGAAATGCAACACATAAGCATCCGATGATGCGTCTAGTTTTTTCTTCACATAAGTGCCTGCGCTCTTGATTCTATCCAAATCACCAAACCGAATGGTGTCTAGAATCTCAGATGCAATGCTTTGCCGAGGTCCCATGTTTTCAAGATACAAACTCATACCGTTCCTTATGCTTAGGTGGTTTTCTCAATTTGCTTTCAACAACACGCATCCGATACTTAGGACTTTTGAGATCCTTTGCTATCGGATTCCTCTTCTTGATATTCGTCGTATTCATTTTCTCTGTCCTCTAACATTTCTCGGAGATTCCAATTCTCCACTAGATGTTCTGGAATGTAATCTAAATCTTCTAAGTCTTCGTATTCGTAACAATTATCTTCACCATCAAAAAACTCACCAACAAAGCCCATACCTTCTTCTAAGTATTGTGCTTGAATTGATAAGTCTTTAAATTCGTTTGAAATGTACTCGTACAAAGTAATCGGTGGACCCCATGCCGAATCAAAAGTAAATGAGATTTCGCCTGGCGTCACGGTCCAATCAGTCGCAGTACAATTCCACTTAGTGCCCCAATTATTAACTGCCCATTCATACCATGCGCCATCTGTTTTCTTAATTTCTTCAGGCATCGGAAGAAAATAATCAAACCAATTTTCACCTTTTCGTTCTTCAAGAAACTTTTCAATCTTTGCGATTTCCGCATTACTTCCATGAATCGTAATATTATTATAACACCAGTTGGGCATGAGATATCTCCTTCATATTTGATTTAATTCTACAATAAAAAAAAGGCGCTGTCAAGCGCCCTGTTGTTTTTATGCAACACGCCGATTGGCCATGATCTCTTTCAGCCTGTCTGCACAGTATGATGCCGCAAATGCATCCGGTTTGACTAGAGGAATCACGTTGCAAGTACCTTTAATGTAGCCAATGGCTTGTGAAAGGACTACACTGCTATTATGCTCCTCGTTCGGATTAATGTCAAGGTGGACTTCAACGTCCCTGTCAATCAGTACATCAGACAACTTCAAATACAACTCCGAAATTTTGTAGACTTCATTCATCAATCGGTATGTAGGCTTTGAAACTTTTCGGTCATAATCTCTTTCCGTAATAACTTCACCAAAGATTTTACATCCATGTTTACCATCAATATGAACTACGATTGCAAGTGTGTAGTCTGCATACCATACATCATTTTTTCTATATCGTTCAGAGTCACAACCAATATAAATCTTTGTTTCAGGCGACTGACTTTCAATAAACGATGTTACTTTAGCCAGATCCAGTTTCACGATTCTTTCTTTCATTGTAATTAGAAACTATGATATTTAACAACTCACGATGGTTGATTCCAGTATTCGATCTCACATTGTTGTAATATTTTTGTAGATTCACATTCAAATTATTATTATATGGTTCACGATTTTGACTTAAAATCTTAGCAACTTTATCTTTATTAATTAGTCTAAGCCCCGCTAAAACTTGAAACCAATTAGCAGCAGCAAACATTTGATGATTGTAGTTAAACATACAAGGCAAAATATGACCAGCTTTCATTTGTTCTAAATTTTCTTTATTGAAATCAGTCAACTCAAAAGAACGATCTCTCCAGAAGGCTGAATCAGTTTTTTCTCCTAAGTAATGTGCTTGAAGATAACTAATCGTATTATCAAAAGAATCGTTCATTAGTTCGTTATACTTCTTTTCAGCATTTTTATTACAAGCCCAATACTCAATATGATCTAGAAAATGGAACATTTGAACAATAGAGAATCCAATACTCTGTGCTTCTAAGGGTTCAGCAAAACTGCCTGATAGACCTACAGAAAGAACATTTTTATTCCAAAACTTATCAATTCTGCCAGCTTCAAATTTAATATCTCTTGCAACCTTTTCAACATTCTTTCCTAAATGTTGATTCATTTCATGTAATGCTTGATCGCTATTAATATAGGCATCACAAAAAACATAACCATTGCCATATCGTTCTTGCGTTGGAATTTTCCAAGCCCAACCAGAACTCAGCGCAGTTGCGGATGTGTAAGGTTCAATTTGATTTGGATCATCATGCTCAGTAGGAAATGCAATCGCATGATTCATAGGCAAATACTTACCCATTGAAGTCCAACCGATGTTTTGCCTTTTCGTTATAACTCGTTTGAATCCACTACAATCAATAAAAAAATCTGCACTAAACGTATTATTATCACAGATTAATTGAGTTACATTGCCGCTATCATCTAATATAACATCGGTTACAGTAGCATCAACAATTGAAATATTCCGTTCTAAGCATTTAGAACTTAAATATGTGTTTAATTTAAATGTGTCGAAGTGATATTGATTTGATGGTGTTGTTGAAAATACTGTTTTATTTTTTAAATAGAAGTGATCAAAGTATTGCGATATAATATAATTATTATTTTCTTGATTCACGACATACGATAATAAAAAATTATCTAATCTGTTTAATGAAGATATAGAAGCGAATTCATCAACAGAGTGCGTATAGTCGCCATGTACACTCCAATTTCTAAAAAGAATTCCAATCTTAATTGTCGCTTTAGTTTCTGCAATTAACTCATCATGCCTGATACCTACATAATCAATAAATTTTCGCCAATGTTCAGTTGAGCCTTCACCAACTCCAACGATTCCGATCTCACCAGATTTAACAATTGTTATGTTATAGAATGGATACTTTTCACGCAACATTAAAGCTGCAATTAGACCGGCTGTACCAGCACCGAGAATTACAATTTTCATACACACCTCATAATTTGATTATCCGACTTTCTTCATATGATCCTTTAGTTTATCCCAATCAATAATGTATAACAATTATCATAGACATTTCAATGAAATATTTTTATCGGCGCTATTTCTATAAACAATCGTTACATCTGAATTTTTATTATTAGAAGAGTTTTTCTTTTGATTTGTTTGTCTTTTGCTACTCACGACTGAGTATGTATCAATTTTGGAATAATTCAATAATTTGTGATATGTTAAAACATCATCGCTCATATCATGTTTGCCAACTTTGCCTACATTCCAGCAACTTACGCCATTTTTATTCAATCGTTCAACACATAAAGTTACAAGTTGTTTTAAAAAGTTTTCTGACCAAGTTTCATATTTTTGATAATTCGTAATTGATTGCGAAGATTCTTTAGAGTAAATTTCAAGATCAAAATATGGCGGACTTGTAATGATCATGTCAACTTTTTCAAAATCGTATTTTGGCATATTCAATGCATCATCACAATATAATTTCACTTGATGATCAATGCCACAAAATTTTGCTAAAGATTTTAAATTGTTATACGTTATAGTATTAGGTTCAAATGCAATATATTTAGCGCCACTTGAAGTAACTCCTAACATTCTTCCGCCCCAACCAGCGCATGGATCAAGAACAGCATATGGTCTAAATCTGTTGCAAATTAATTTTGCAATTTGAGGTCTGTACATTGTACTCTTCGGTAGACCTAAACAAAAATAAACACCACGCTTGATCTCAGATAGATATGGAGTAGAATGACTTTTTCTATTCCATCTCAATATTTTAATTAGGTTGTCTTTTTTCCATAAGTTTCTAAAACTATCACCTTTATTGTTTTCTATGTCATAGAAATTTGGAAAAAAATGTTCGCAAAGTTTCATACCAATTCTTGATGTTGAATTAATATAATTTTCGGTTGAAGACCACTGAACAAGATTTTTCCAATCTTGTTTCAATTCGATTTCGCTATATGTTGTAATAAAAGAATGATTTTCAAGTTCGGTTGCAATTTGTTCTATCAAAGATTCAAATTCAACGTCAGTCAAATTTCTTGTGCTATATCTACGATTCAAAAAATTCTGTAATATCATATGTTTTCGAATGAATGATTTCTAATATCTCAATGTGATTTTTAGTAATGACATTATATCGTCTTGCTGTCTGATTGTCAAGATGATGCACTATTAATCCTGGATAATTTATGTAGTGTGCATAAGAAAATGAGGGCGAACATCTCGTATTTATGCCATTTTTATGATGTTCCATAACTCTCTTAATGCTAGTCTCAATCTGTGGTGCAATTACAGAATATGGAAATTCAACAACGTAGATCAGTCTATAATGAGAAAACATTGAACAGACTATATCATAGTTTTGTGTCAAATATTCCTCATGCTTTTTCAAAGTAAAATCATTGAAATTTCCACCGCCCGAAGCTGTAGAATTATCTTGATAATTTGTAGTTGGTTTAATTTCTTTTAATTTGCCAGTTTTATCATCTATTGCATCTAAACCATGTTTATCTGTAAGCCATTTATAACCGGCTGCTTTACATGTAATTGCTTCCCTAATCGTAGAAGAATTTTTGTCCGTCACATATGTTAAAATTAAATTGATATAATTTTCATCTAACGAGTTTAGCGCATCTAAATTTCCGATAGAATATTCATAACATAAATTGATGTTATATTCGTTTAATATAGTATGCATCATAGTATATATCTTAATTATGGCACCACCGAGAGGAGTCGAACCCCTATTCTAGGTTTAGAAGACCTATGTCCTTTCCGTTGAACGACGATGGTAATTGGTGCCCTCTGACAGAATCGAACTGCCAATTGATGATTACAAATCAACCGTTATACCATTTAACTAAGAGGGCAAAAATGGTCTCGGATGTGGGATTTGAACTCACGACCTCCTGCTCCCAAAGCAGGCATTCTAACCGGGCTGAACTAATCCGAGATACATCTGACTCCGGTCCCTGGATTCGAACCAGGCTTCATGGATTAACAGTCCACTGCCTACACCTAGCTTGCTCGACCGGAATAATTCCCATATTGAAGCACACTTGAGGTAACCGTGACAAGCGGGGGCTTTTTACACCTCTCTACCTGCATACTCACCAAATAGTCACTTTTGTTCTGAGGATGCTTTCGATTAAATGTGCTTCAATATGGTCCCGAATAATGGTAACGATCCATTCGCCTCCGCCTTATCAAGACGTTGCTCTATCTCTGAGCTAATCCGGGAATATCTGGTATATTAATGAACTCTTACTACACCGATTCAAACGTATTCAAATCACACAACAGAATCTATTCTACGCTACTTTATACTGCTTGTCAACACTGTTGTTTTTTTACTACAGAAAACAAAACCCCTAGTTTTTGAGGCTAGGGGTTGATTTTACGACAATTTGTTTCCTTTGTCAACCCCTCATAATTGCTCCTGTCCAAAATGGGCGTGAGCAATTCTCAGCCGTAATATCGGCTTGATAACTTGTGATGCATGTGGGTCTGTTGGATAGTTTGTTCATAGTATTTTATTTATAACACTTTAATTTGCCAATACTTTATATTTTAAACCTCTTTTCAACATAACTTCACCGATAGTTCTTCTACTCTCATTTACATCTGAATGACTATCTGCTAATTCTACCTCTTCAATAAAAAAATCAGGATCAATAATTTCTTCATCTATTGTTCTAAGTGCGTGAATACAAACGGCTAATGTGTCATCTTCTATTGCAGTTAATCTATGTCTTTTATTTTTATCTATGAAAATGAATGTTGGTGCTACAAAAATTTTCGTGGACGTAACATCATCATTATGATCGTTCAACATATCAACTTGAAGTTTACCTTTAGATAGTAATGTTCCGTGATCATATGAATGATAGTGTCCTAATTCAACATCACCTTTTTTTTGAAAATGCATAAGTCTTGAGTATACATTACTCACTGACAATATTTTAATCTCAGGTTTAGACATTTTTTTTCCTTTACAAAGTTAGAAATATTTATAACAAATTACTCAAAACAAACACGCTATTTAACCAAGTGCTGCGCTAAAACCATACAACTAATCCATACCCATAGTGTATTGAAGCCCACTAAAGTCGGCAGCAATTTCTTATTGCTAGCCCATATCAATGTTAGACTTGTCGCTAGCGTCAAAAAATACAACCACCAAATTTGTATACCAAAAATTAATCCTGGCACAATAATGATAGCTTTCGCTGCCCAACTTGCAAACTCAACTTTGTTATAGTCTGTCCAATATTCTTTAGTGAACCAGATAGCATAACAATCTTTGATTTTTGCCCATGTGCTATGATGATAAGCAATGCCTACCAAAATTAACCATGTAACACTTGCGTAAATAACTTGGTCTAAAGTCATGCTGTAATCCAATGCACCTCTTGTTCCATCTTCAAACTTTCTGAGCCGTCGTATTCTTCAATCCGAAACTGCATTCCTACTGGCACCCAGACAATTGATAGGCCATCTAAGCCACCGTAATAGATTTCATCGCCGTAAGTTTTTTCACAGTATTTTTCAATTTCATATATATCAACATTCTTCTCCAACATTTCAGCAATCGTCGGTTCAAATAATAGGCGCTCATCGTAATGCCATGAATACCAACCAGCACCGAAGCCGTGAGAAACAAGGACAGCAACTCTACCGTCCCGAATCAGTTTATTCACCATATTTTACCACCATGAATAATAATAGACTGCACGACCACGATTGATTTCCGACAATGCTTTTGCAATGAACAACAAATCTTGCTCATCCGAATCCTCATCAGGAGGCCTGTTACCAAAGAAAAAGCCCTGAGTCTGAGGCAAACCATGCGCTAGAATCACGGACTGAAGTTCAAACAAATCACTTTGCCGAAGTCGGACAGGCACACAATTGAATTCTTCCGTTCCACCTTTTCTTTCATAAAGTTGTTTCATCCAACCATGAAGATTGTGGTGCTTTCGCCAGTAAAAAATTTCCGTTTTAGTATCCGGCTCTTCAGCATATTCAACGTCAGAAATGGCATCTTTCTCATCAAGAGAAAATGCATACATATCTAATCCCATAATTTTTTACTCCGTCAAAGTTGAATTATACCGCCTATGATTAGTGCTACAACTACAATAAAAGCTACAATCAAACCAACAAAAACATCACCGTCATTCATTTTATCACTAAGCTCCATAACAATTAATTGAACCGAACTCTTTCGCAATCACATTACCTCGTGCAAAATTGCGAGCGGGTGCATTCCAACTTGCTGCCATCAGAATATCACCTTTCTTAAATTTGCCAGCGTCTTTTTTGCAAATGAAGGTGTGTGCTGAACCGCCGTGGGTAACGACCTTGAGATACTTATTACCCTCGTCAACCCGAAGGCCATTATTAAAATTTTCAATCATGCTCTTGGCTACATCGTCAGTCCGATTTGCATAATGTGCTGCAAAGTTTTCTTTGATGAATGTCAGATATGTATCTAATCCGTCAATCATTTCGTTTCCTTTCTCTTTCAACATAGTTCTATTGTACTCGGATCACGGAGAAAGTCAAGCGTGTTGTATAAAAACAACAGTTAGGAATCGTACTCCTCGGCGATCTGGAAGTTGCCTTTTCGCAACTCATGCCGCAGTCTGTCTTTATGCTTTCTGGATTCGTTGAATCGTTGCTTTTGGCGCTTGTTTGTTGGAGACTCGTCTTCCTCATAAAAGTCTCTAAATTTCTTATACTTGTTGTTAGATTTAGGAATGGTTTTAGACATTTGAAATCAATTTTCTCCTGCGAAAAGATCGGGCAATGCTTCCTCTACAAGTTTGCGTGTCACATTCTTGTATGGACCGGTAAGTTTTTTGTTTTTTATCATCAGCACCAGAACTGCTTCCTCTGGCGATAACGCTTCTAGCATATCAATAAAAATTCTCTCACGTTTAATCGTATGAAGTTCGGTGTTGTTTACGAAATATTTAAACTTCCGAATCTCGTGCGGTAATCTGTTTAGACCCATATTAGGCGGCACTTCCATTGTTTTGAATGGTGGATTACCTTCGGGTAGAGTAAAGTTATAATTTTTGTGATAAGTATAGCCTAAAACTTCCCTGAGTATAGGCTTCAACTTTGAAATTTGTTGAATCGCATGTGTACGGTCTTTCGCTGGCAACTCTGAGATATGCTTCAGCGTTTCATGTACCGTCCATTTTGAAATGTCCATAAAATTAGAATTCCTGTATGTGTTCCATCATCAGTTTCATCCGATGCTTAATGAAATAGTTTAACAACTTTTCTTTACCTCGCTTAGGCGCATCGTAAGCGGTATAAACTTTTGATTGAATATTATCTGGTACTTTAGATAGATCAATCAATGATTCATTTCTCCGATAATGCTTTAGCATGATTTCATCACAAAAATCTTCTGGATTCTTGCCAATAAACGTATTTAGCTTTTTCTCTGTTATCGGTTTTTGCCGAGTCTCAGTAACAAAGCAATCATCACTACTAAGAAAATTAGGAATCCCATCGCCAGTATCTCCACGGATAATATGCTCTTGCAAGAATTTTGATGGGCTAGACTCTTTGAGGAACTTCTTAGCCATCGGGCTGTACTGATATACATTTGCGAACTTTTGCAACTGGAGAAAATCTTTATCACTCGACAAAATCAGAATCTTCTCCGTTTCATCACTTGACAATTCTACACCATACTTATGACACAATGTACCAATGATATCATCCGCTTCCGCTTTAGGAATCTGGATGACTTTGTAGGGAAAGTTTTCTTTCAATTCATCACGGACTTTGTTTAGTGTTTCAAAGATTAGATTCCAATCTAGCGAGGATGCTTCCCTCGCTTTTTTGCGACTAGCTTTATAGTAAGGAAACAAGTCTCTGCGCCAGTATTGCTTATCGTCAGCGCATATGACAATCTCACCAAACTCCTCACGGAATTTGACGTTATACATCCGTAGACTATTGAGAACCATATGTCGGATCAGATTCTCGTCTACTTGGTTGCCATTTTGTCCAATCTGCATCATCAGATTGGAAATCATGACTTGATTTAAATCAACTAAAATCATTTATTTCTCCACACGAAGGATCAGTGTATCATCGTTCATCCTTCCTGTCAAGTTCAATTCCATTGTTGTTAACTCTTCCATGATCTTTCGGATCTTTACTTTACCAAAATTCAATACGTTCGGCAGTACCACTTCAGGTTTTCGCAATCGTTTTCCGATGGACGTTTTCTCGTCAAAGTTCTGGAGAGTGCTACCCTTCACTGTCAGCCCCTTTGCATTGTCGGAATGATACACTGCAAGGACCTTTGTCTTCACATTATAAGTCCATAATTGATTTGCACCGATCACTTTTTCTGGTGCAATACTCTTAAATGCACCATCCTCTTTAAGGAATTTCATCTTAGAAACTAGAACATCAGGAGACTTCTCTTTTTTCTTGCGAAGTTTTCGCACAGGCTTGTTCTGCTGAGAAAAGGTATTGCATTGCTCAACGATAGCATCCAGCATGTCACGATATCGCTTCAGTTGGACTTTAGTAAAATTGCTGTATCCTTCAGCCAACTCTTTATCTGTCAGTGCATTAGAAATTTCTTTTGCTTTAGGAACAAACTTTTCACAAATTTTATTTGCTACAGTTGCAGTAACATTATTAGATTTTAAATATGCTTCCACACTAAACGGTTCTTTACAACCGCCAAGCATGAAATCGTCAAGCAGGCCTTCAATCTCACCTGCATGTTCGGATGCTTTGTCTTGAATTCGTTGCTGAACATTGACAAGTGGAGTTGTCGGTGCAATTTCCGTAGCGATCGGCTGTGGTTTCACCAGAGTCAGCAATTGCTTGTAGTGATTCACAAAGTGACTTTTCAAACGTGGTGTCGGTGTCAAACCACGGATCATCATCCTTGCAATCCAACCAGCTTGCTTATTGAATGCATTATCAGGCAATGACTTGATGGACGCTAATTCTTCTTTGGTTCGACCAATGCTTTTTGAGTATGTAAGAACAAATTCTTTTGCTTCGGTATTGCTATAGAAATAAGAATACCAGTTGAATGCTTTTGAAATTGCGATTCGCTGATCCAACTCATTCAACATCTCAAAATTTGAAAAGGTAGGTTCATCACCAATATACTTCACATCAATGCCTGGATTGGCCACAATTTACTCCTGTGCTATAGTAAAACTAACCCGCTTCACTGAATCGTACCGAAAGGATCGCCACTCATTTTTATCCAAATCAATCACTGCAATGGAATCTTCGCTCACTTTGCGAGGCTTCTTTGGTTCAGTGGTAGTCTTGGATTCAATCAAGTATTCATCCCGTAGAGTACATCTCATTTCTCTCATTGTACCATCATTCTTTCGGAATGTCAAATTTACAATGTCGCTTTTTAGCAACGATTTGAGCCAACTCCGAAATGCTGCCCTGTCTTCTTCACCCCATGTTAAATACTGAGGTAATTCACCTTCATTTAAATTCGCCGTCGTTTTTGTCGTCGTTTTCGCCATATTCACGCTCCTTCACCTCGTTATAAAGATAATCATATAATTCTTTTGTCGTGCCTACATATTTCGTATTATGATATATGTGTGGTATGACTTTTGTTCCTGGCACCAGTTTCTCAAGTTGATTTCTGGTGTAATCCCTATCTAATGAAAACAGTCTATAGGGAAATCCTGTCATTGTCAATAGATACTCCGCACGTTCTGTAGCTTTGCTTCCTTCTGCGCCGTAAACAAAAAACATACGTTTATTCCAGTACATAGTGATGGGTTACAGCACGAATCATTACATTTCTTCCTGGATCATATCTCATAATTACATTCCTTAGTTGCCCTTTATGTTCGTAAGTTACCTTATAACCAGTGATTCTTTGAGTATGTATAACATCTTGATATGTTGTGCATCGCTCCACCAGTCTAGCATCACCACCAGATTCTGGAATTGATTGTGACACACTGCAAGAATTCTTAGGAACACGATGATATGTTGCAACTACCATAGGTTCTACCATAGTCACCCTGGCTGATATCATTTCCTCAAAAGAGGCTGATTGCGCTAAAGCTGAACTACATAGAATTGCTGAAGATATAATCGCTAAGATTTTCATATTAATCTCTACTATTATAAGTAAAAATTCCTTTTATGAACATTGTCAGCCAAGTACACGCTAAAATTGTTTCATGCGTAATTGGAATATCTTGTTCAAGAAAAACATTAAGAGATAGTATCGTAATAAAAGATGATACTAAACTGAAAATAAATAGTGTACTAACAACTAGTATCAATCCTTTTACTTTATCATTCATTTTCTGTATCCTTTTAGCCCCATAGTCTTCATTGTGACTTGTTTCCTACCCATATTTGCTATAGAATATCTAATGGCAGGAAACGTTTTTTCACCTTTTCTAGGTGCATACGCTGGTAAAACTGTCACTGTTATACCATTTTCAACATAAGTATCTACAGATTTCATTTGGTACCTCTCTTATATATCAATCGCCACACTGCCATTGTACACACGATTACTGGTATTGTCAAGCAGCATATTGTTGTTTTTATACAACAAATTGTAACTTTTGTCAAATTACTAAATAATAATGGATTTTATAAACCAAATATAGGGACTCATAGCATGTCGGGGAAAAGTACAAAATCGCCTGAACAAATCTCTCCTTCTACATCTTCAATTGCATCGGATAAAAAAATTCATACGGCAGGTTTAGGTTTTGCTTTACTTATATTGACAAATTATCAAGCGGAAGTAAAACAAATATTACAACTTATCATAAAATGGGTAACGTAATGAAAATAATTAATAAAATTTTAGACTATTCTAAAACACCATTCATACTGGCAGCAGTTATTTTTGTGTGTAGTTTAGTATTATTGAGCATTTTTAAGACTGCTGAAACACAATTGAATCATTTAAACAACGCTATGGTAATAGCTGAGGAAATGGCTAATAGCAGTGACGATCTCACCAATTATGCTAGGTATTATGTTACTACTAAGGATGATCAATGGAAAAAAAGATTTGAAAATATTATTAAAGTCAGAAATGGAGAAGAGCCAAATAAAGATAATGTAAAAATTAGTTTTAAAGATAAAGTGAAGTCAATTGGATTTTCCACTTCAGAATCTGATCTCATACTTAAATCAGAAGCCTTAAGCAATAATTTAGCTGTATTAGAGGTGAAAGCGTTTGATTCTATAAGTAAAGGTAAAATTGAACAAAACTGGGAAGTACAACAGTTTTATTATACACAAGCTCAAATGTTTATGTTCGGAGAAGAATATAATAAACACAAGAACGAAATAGTGAACACTATAGATAAATTTACAAATGATGTTTACGCTAGATTGAAAAGTGACTATCAAATGAGTATGAATTTGGCATGGATATTAATCACTATAATTAATATATCTTTAATAATTTTAGTTATATCAGTTCAGCACCATAATAAAACTATATCAACATCTTCTAATGCGAAAGTTCCGGCTAATAGAAGAAAAATAAAAGTTACATAATAATGGAAACATTAACAGACGCATTAGGTAAATTGTGGTTCTTAGGTGCTGGTGTTGTTGCAATTGCAGCGTATGCTGTGACGTTAAAAGTGAGAGTTGATTATCTTGAAAAGAATTACGACAAACAAATTACTGCATTATGGGATCAGGTTAATAAATTAAACAAAGAAAAATAGTTACTTCATTCTATTGTCATCAATAAATTTAATTTGGTCTACCAGTGCATCTGCGTCTGTTTTGAAGTTTTGAAAATCAGTTCTACTGATTGTTTTATTTAACTCTTCAATCAATTTTTGTGCGTGAGTATTGTGTTGCGCCCTCGCAGTATAGAGCCATCTGAACGCATTCTTTTTGTCATTAATTTTAGTATAATATTCGCCCAGTTTAATCATAGCGTCAACATTCTTTTTCATAGCTAATTCTTTCAAATCATCAAGAATGGCATTAATTTCAGTATCACTACTTGTGGGGTCATTGAATATCATAAGTGCATATCTCTGTCGTGCTTTATCATTCACTTTTGCTGCTATCTTTACAAAATCTAGTGCTGCTGAATTATAGTTCCAATTTTCCATTAAGTCTGCTATAGTAAGTAATCTATCGCTATCTAACTTAGTACAAAACTCTCTAATGACTGCTGAAGCATAAACTTTAAGTTCATTAGGAATTAAATTTTTGATGCCAAGACTAATTAATTCATCAACGGCCGCTTTGTCTTGCTTAGTCACACGCCACATCAATACTCTAGTTGCAGGTCCTAATTTACCATCTCTTTTTAGTGTCTGTGCATCATGGAGTGTTTTATTTTTTGCAGCTTGATCGTTGATTACAGTTTTTAATAAATCTTGATGGCTTTTAACTGTCTCTGAGATTTCTTTTTTAGGCGCTTTGTTTAAATATGGATTTGGTGTTGCATTTGAAATCACTACACTCCAGATTTCCATTGAATTCACATTTTTAAATTCTTGCACACCACGACTTATAAATTCTAAATTTTTCATTTTACCTACAACCATTTTATAAACTGTATCAGTCATTGTTACACCACCATAGTCTGCTAAACTTTCAGTTCTTGCAGCAAGATTCACAGCATCTCCCATTAGATTTGTACCATAGATCCAGACTTCACCCATATGTATACCAATTCTCCAGCGCATACCATTATTTAATTTACCAATTTGTGCTTGCATTTCAACACCAAATT